GTTTATACAGAGTAACTATACTCTCTTAACACCCTGTTATTTTTTTTATTTGCATTTAGTACTGCGACGTTGTATATTTGCGAAAACGTAGTAGTACTTTTTTTGATGGCAGTTCTGGTAAAAAATAAGCGCACAAAAAGAAAAAAGAAGGGGGCTCCGGCGCTCTTTAAGACTGCAAAAGAGCTTCAGGATAAGATTGACCAGTACTTTAATGACGCAGGCGAAGCAACTCAAGATCCTGACCTTCCCCTTACAAATCATCGTAAAATATTTACCATCACTGGATTGGCTTACTTCCTTGGCTTTGAAAGCCGCCAGTCATTCTACGATTACGGCGAAAGAGAAGCATTTTCTTACACAATAAAAAGGGCGCGACTCAGGCTCGAAATGGTTTATGAAGAGCGTCTTGCAGATCAGAAGCCAGTGGGGGCAATCTTTGCCTTAAAGAACCTTGGGTGGGTTGATAAGGTTGAGAATACTCACAGCCTTAAATTGATTGAACCAATTACCGGAATCAAGATCATAAGAGATGGAGCCGGTATTTAAGTTACAGGACCGGCAGCTGGCTGCGGTTGAATACTGGCTCGACGATACCACGGAGGAGATACTTTTCGGCGGAGCAAAGGGAGGCGGCAAGAGTTATCTGGGCTGCTTTTTGATTTTTGGGGATGCCCTTGTTTATCCAGAGACTTCATACTTCATTGCACGTCGCGACCTGAATGACCTGGTTAAGTACACCTATCCATCCATTGTTGAGATCTTTAGGCTGATGGGGATTTCATTTCAGGATTATGTCAGCTTCAACGGACAGCATTCATATTTCAAACTTTACAACGGTTCAAAGGTTTTCTTCATTGACTGTAAGAAACTTCCGTCTGACCCGGACTTTCAGCGGTTCGGCTCGCTTCAGTTTACCCGTGGCTGGTTTGAAGAGACGGGACAGATAGATAGCATGGCGATCATCAACCTTGCTGCTGCCGTGGGTCGCTGGAAGAACACAGAGTTCGGCCTGAAGCGGAAGATTCTCATGACCTGTAACCCGAATAAGAGCTATGCGTATACTAACTTCTATCTCCCGGCTAAAAGCGGAACCTTGCCGGCATATAGGAAGTTTGTGAGGGCTCTGCCAACAGATAACGCTTACCTGCCAGAAGATTATCTGAGGGCGTTGAATCGCTTGCCTCAGAATGAGAGAGAGCGCCTGATGCTTGGCAACTGGGAGTATGATGACGACCCTACGGCTTTGATAGACTACGAAAGGATCAGCGACCTATTCAGTAATGACTTTGTACCGAAGGGCCCGAAGAAGATTGTGGCGGACATTGCACGTTACGGGAGCGACCGGGCAATCATAACGATGTGGGAAGGATTGAGGCTTGTCAAATATGCTGCCTTGAACATATCATCAACCGAGGACATAAAGAACATCATAAACGCCTGGCGCACCGCAGAGAGAATAAACATCTCTGACGTGCTTGTGGATGAGGACGGCGTTGGTGGTGGCGTTGTAGATGGGTTACGGTGCAGGGGCTTTGTCAACAATTCCAGCCCCGTCAACAAGGTTTATCAGAACCTCAAATCAGAGTGCGGGTACAAGCTGGCCGAGATGATCAGAGGGATCTACATTGAGTGCGATCTGCCGGAATCCGAGAGAGAGATGATATCAACAGAACTTGGGATGCTCAAGACTTACGACGCTGACAAAGACGGCAAGCTGAGGATACTGCCGAAGGAGAAGATCAAAGAAAGCCTTGGCCGGTCACCTGACTGGCTCGATGTGTTTATCATGAGAATGTACTGGGAGATCTCGGTACGTCAACCCGTAACCCGTGCCGTAGGATGAGAAAGGACGAGTTATATGACTACACCTTCACGGAGTTTATCGCACTGGAAACGGAGCAGCGGGAGCTTTACAAGGCTTTCGGACTGAAGGCCGGGGCAAAGAACCTGACCAAGATCGACCCGCAGGAATGGGAATGGGGCAGGGTGAAGCAGATCCAGGACCTGGTTAACAAAGAATACCTGTGGCTGAGTGATATCGTCGAGGTGGTCATGGTTGCCTTAAACATGAACCGTGAAGAGGTAGAGCAGATGAAGTGGTTTGACATTGCACGGTTCTATACTTTCATCCTGAAGGCTATCACCGAGATCAACACGAAAGAGCAGTCCCTCTCCTACGAGCCTGACGCAAAAGAGATGAACGCCGGGATTGAAGAGTTCAACAAGTTCAGCTGGTTCACATCACTGGACCGGTTGGCAGGCGGTGATGTGCTGAAGTATGACGAGGTGGGCAAGCAGCCATGGAGCATCATCTTCACAAAGCTGCTACTGAATAAGACCGACGCTGAGTATCATAAACGACTAATACGACAGAACAATGTTTGATCCGGTGAAGTATTTTGAGGACGTGGCCGAGTCTCTTTCCCTGACCTTCATGTACGGGGCCAAGCCCTTCCAGAACTGGCACGCAACACAGGAGGACCTGACCGACGGGATGTTCATGGGTATGTTCCCCTTTGAAGAGAACGGGGAGCTTGACAACGGCGGGGTAGCTGCTTACAACGTCAGCACAATCCTTTGGGTGGGCAGGAAGTTTGACCCGGCAGGGACCTACTCAAGCCTTGATGAAACCGAGAGACAGAAGTATGACCGGAGGCTGCTTGCTCTCAGGGCGCAGCTGGAAGCCCTCTTACAGACTTTCTGCGGGTCGGTAGAGATAACCGTCACCCGTGCGAGGATCTTCAGGGAGCTGAACCGCTTTGATGAAAATACGGATGTTATCGGCTGTGATCTTTCGTTCACCTACGACCCAAACATATCAAACAGCGCACCCCCCGCTCCTACTGCTACGGCTGCAACGGACCGGACAGCGACAATGTTTGTGGCTAACTGGCTCAAAACACAGGCCGAAGGGTACTACCTTGACGTGGCAACCGACGCAGCGTTCACCTCAATGGTGGTTACTAACCGGGACTGCGGCAATAAGGAGTACAGCCTTGTCACAGGCCTGCCAACTGGGACGACCTACTACTACCGGGTGAGGGCGTACAATGACACAGGCACTTCCGGGAATAGCAATACGATAACTGCAATAACACTGTAAACATAAATAGCAGCAGTAATAGAAATAGAAGTATTAATAATTAAAAGAAGAAAATTATGATGACAGTAAAGATTATTACAGAAAGAGCGGATGGATATCCCGGAACTCACTTGTTTTTAGCTTCAAGGGTGGAACACTTTGAGCAGCCACTAAATGATGGTACTCATCCCAATGAAACCTTTGAATCTCTCTGCGAGCGCAATAAGCCTCGCTTTGTGGTTACAGGATTAAGTAACCCCAATACATCACAGAACTTGCATTATTCGTCAATCTATCTTTACGGAGATGATGGCGATATTGCGCCCTTATTCGTTTCTGCTCCTGCTTATATTTATATTATGGCAGAGGGCAAAACGATAGACCATTACAGATTAGGTTTTATTGATTAAATAAATTGCTGCTGCTATTTTAAGATATAAACCGTTATGATGAACGCCTCTCAGATAGTCACCGCCTACATGGAGCAGACCCGGCAGGATCTGATTGCCTCATACCAGGAGAAAGGCTTAAAGGCTTCCGGGCGTTATGCCAAGGGGCTGACCTTCGAGGTATCCGACGACGGCAAGACTATCAAGGCATTCATGGAATCAGAGCATCATGTTCAGTACATGGAGTTGGGTAGAAACCCCAACAAGCAAAAGACAGCGAAGCAGGCCCGGAGCTTGGGTCACATTCTTGAGCAGTGGGTGAAGGACAAGGGCATTGACGTGAACCCTTACGCTGCAGCGTGGAAGATTGTCAGGGAAGGAATAGATGTTCCGAACAGGTACAACCCCGGCGACGTGGTTGAGGATGTTGTGACAAATGAGTGGTTTGACGGGCTGGTGGCACAGCTGGCAGATCACTTCATCTTTACGACAGTTACAGAAGTAGAAAGGTTATTCAGAAAATAAAGATATGGCAGTCTCAATCATCAATGAAATGTCCGTTGCGGGGTCACTCCTCTCCCCCTTCATGCGACCTGTTCTGTACTTCTCCGTGTCCGGTGCGGCCGCTGTGACCAATCCCTCGGCAGAGATAGTCTTTGACGGCACCACGGAAGATGTGACCTTTGACGCTGTTCACCTTGAGACGGCCAGCTCGGTTCATTACTTTGCCGTTGATCTGTCTGATGTCATGCCCTACCTGTTAAAGTCTTTCGACGGGGGGAATTATCCTGACGACCTGGAGTTCATAAACGGGAACCTGTTGCAGAAGTTTGATGAGTATTTCCGTTCATTGGAGATAGATATCTACTTTGAGAGAGGCACGGCCAACGAGCAGACAGGGAGCATTACAAACTACTGGCTGTACCTTGCCAATCAGATGCCGTTTGCGGGAGGATTCCGGCTGACAAATGTTGAGAACGTATCCGCCCTGCAAAACCTAAAGTGGAGCAAGAACACATACAACGCGATATTCTTCTGGCATCCCAGTGGTGCCTTGTCAATTACCAAGGGTACTGCCGGAGGATCGGGTGCTTATACCGCAGATAGCACGACAGTAACAGCCGACGACACGGTGACAGTTGATTCAACTCTTTCCGGGACGGGATCGACAACCATTTACTCCGGCTCTCCCACAGCAGGGTACTATCAGTTCAAGTTCGCTAAGACTTCTGTTTACCTTGACAAAGGTGCGAATCTTATAACCGTCACCACGCCCTCGGGATCAAAGAGCATTGTGATTTACTTCGACCCTGACTGCGCAAGTGTGATTCCCGTAATGTGGCAGCACCCCTTACTTGGTTATGTGTCGTTCCCTTTCAACGGAAGTAAGGTTACAGATGTGTCAGCAAAGAAGAGGGGTGAGATTGATATCTTTAGAACGACAATGGTCAATGCCAACAGCCTGAAAGAAATCTTAGGTTACGACGAAAGCCGGAAGGTGACCATATCCACGAAGGCAGATTCTGCATACTGGCCGCTGCTTCAGTCGCTCTACTCTTCACGTCATGTGTATCTCTTTGTCGGTGCTGACGGCGAAGCGGATTCATCTGCCACATGGGTAGAGTGTGAGGTAAGCGGAGGCGGGAGTTTCCGAAGCGACCGGGCACGGGCGACATTCAATGTAGAGCTGACCCTCCCTGAAACCTTTAACGTGCGGTTCTAATGAAGCGGATACTCATAGACGGACGGCAGGCGGATATCTCCGAGGCTCCCATTGCAATCAACTGGGAATATCTTAACCTCTCGGATCCTGGCAAGAAATACAGTCCTTACACTTCCTCTCTGACCCTCCCATTCACCCCAAAGAACAAGTCATTGATGGGCTTCGGTGACGTTGTGGGCGCTGATCTATCTTCTGTGCGCAATGTTCAGGACGTGGATCTGTGGCTCGGTCCTCTGAGGTTCATCAGAGGCGGGACACTCAAGGTCCTTTCTTCCACGAAAGAGGGATACCAGGGGACAATAACTGGGCGGAACCGGTACATTGAAGCTATTGAGGACTACACTTTGGATGAGATCATCACCGATTGTGCCGCTACATTCACCTATGCTGCCTATGCTGACGCTATTGAGAGCCTGCGGGCAGGGTCCGACGCAGGGATAAACCCCGGATTCATCCTGCCCCGGACACTCGAGGGGTCAATCGCTTCTTCTATCTGGACCATTTACTCGGTAGCCAACGGGCACACACACGAGGTATGGCTGTCTGCTGCGGCCATTATCACACAGATGATAGCCGAGGGAGCTCTGACGTTGAAGGTATGGGAGGGTGACGCTTTGATTGATGTGACAGCATCAACCCTTTGGGCAGACCTTGAGAAACTTTATATGCCGTGCTGGAACTGGGTGCTGTATGACGGTGCAGCGTGGACCCTTGAACTTGCCTCCGGGCAGAGACTGATAAACGGCGAGGTAGTTGACCGGTCGCAGATGGTCACCTTCGGGGGCAAATCGTCATGGGACTTTATCAAGGCTATCGCTCAACTCTTCTGTGCTGCCGTGTACCAGGATAGGACAGAGATAACCCTTGTGCCCCTTGCAAACATCTCATCCACCGGAGCCGTAAACCTATCGGGGAAGGTGCGCAAGGAAAAGAAATACTTTGCCATACCCGGACAGGGGTCAGTCAACTATATCGGATACAACAACACAGACAACCTGCCGAAAGAGTACGGGCGCATGACCGTTACTGCCCCGGTGAAGCCCGCGGTAGAGAAGGAACTGCTGACCCTTGACCTGATGCTGCCCGGCCAGCTGTGGGTCAATCAATACTCAAAGAACTTCTTTAACACGGACTTTAACGGCAACGGGGCCCTGGCTACTGCTCCGATGCTGCTTTATGACAGCGGCGATCCTGACTACACAACCATTACCCACGGCACGGACACAGCGACGGACGTACTCCTGAAGGTGCTGACACATTTCAACTTCTCCGGCTACTGGGCGCCATTTCAGATGATGTCCTCAATCGGTGAGTGCTGGGATGCGGAGGTGTTTCTTGACCACTACACTTTAAGCAAGCTCCGTCCGTGGCTGCTGGTGAGGATCAATGAGCTGGGAGGGCTGTTCTACCTGAATAAAATCACAGGCTTTGATCCTGATACCGGTAAGCCTGCCAAGTGCCAGGTCGTAAGATGGGGTGAAGGTGGTTACTCCGTATCAACAAACGCCTTGAAATTCACCTATACCGGAGAGACACAGCAGATAGTCATTACTTCAACCGTAGCATGGACGGCCGCTGTAAGCGGTACTCCTTCCGGCGGAGTGTTGATTGACAAGGCATCAGGCAGCGGTGATGATGTGATAACCGTCACAATGGACGCAGAGCAGTTTGCCAATAACCTTATCACTATCACCTTCGGCACAAAAGTAGAGCTTGTCACCTGTAGGATGGACGAGATGCTGCTTGTGAGCGTTGCAGCTATCGGCACTCAGACTTACCTTGAAGCCTTCAGCCCTGCTCCTTCTGTCGAGATGCAGAGTGTTGACGGCGGATTGAGACGTATATTCTGGGCAATCTACAACGGGGCTGCACTGGTGAGAAGCGGGTATAAAGATTTGACGATCCCTGCAATGATAACCACGGAGTTCATTGACATTACCGGGTTAACGGTTCTTGAAACGCCGGATACTGACTTCACGTTCAAGGTAGGGTATGAAAGCGGCACCTATCCCGAGACATCTGCAAACTATGAAGTAATACTATAATGGCAACCGTAGATAAGATTAAGATCGCCGAGCTTGAGATAGGCTACAAAGACGTACTTGAGGCGCAGGCAGACCTGAAAGAGAGAATGCGTGAACTCAATGAGGAAACCAAGCTGCTTGAGGCCACTCAGGAGGTGCTGCGCCAGGGCAACCGGAAGGATACGGACCAGTATAAGGAGAACGCCAAGGCTATTGAGGCCAACAAGACAGCCGTCTCAGGGCTGCAGACGGAGTACAAGAACAATCAGAGGGTACTTGAGGGTGCTATCTCTGCCCGCAATGAAGAGTTAGGGACGATTCAGAAGCTCGATGCAGAGAACAAAAAGCTCCGTGCATCGCTGCGTAACCTCGATTTGACCACTAAGGAGGGGCAGAAAACACAGAAAGACTACATTGCGCAGATCAATAAGAACACTGAGTTCATCAAACAGAACTCCGATGCTGCCATTCAGCAGAAGATGAATATCGGTAATTACAAATCTGCCCTTGATCTGCTGCCTGCTTCAC